CTTTTGTAACCTTCATTTATAAAAACCCTTCGAATCTTGTGCGCTTTCGGTTATATCATCCTCTTCAGTTAATTCACCTGCTTTGACCCACCCACGATTAGACGTGTGCACTTCATGGTCTTCTGTCATTTTATATTTTGTGCCATCTTCAAGCTCAATCTCAACCCATGATTTATCACCATCTTGTGATGAGCCACCGAGGATATGAACCATATGATCATATTGTAATGATGGACCAAGCTCTTTACCCATTACCATGAGATTGTCATCCCACTGGCAACGATCAACAATTTCTTTAATTGTCATGTCGCCTAGGTTTGTTAGAACTACAGTATCTTCGTGGATACAACCATCCCACTTTACCGTGATATCTTTCCGTGCAGTGACGTGACCAGCAAGCATGTCGCGAATGTCGCGAAGAAAGTTGATCGCCTGACGCGCGCCATCGATGCCTGTATTGAAGATCAGGTCATCAATATGCTCCATATGTGTGTTTTTTGATTCAGCAACAAAGCTGGTGTAAGAAAGCATTGAACCTCCACGAGACGGAGGTATTTATTAGTTCTTTTTACGCTTCTTACGAGTTGGTGTTATTGAAACACCTGAAAAATCGACTTCCTTGATCAGATCTTTGTACCAACGCTTTTCGAGACGCATTGCTTCGCGCTCATGTGGCATATCGTCGTAATTCGCATCAGTGTAATCGCGATTTTTCCAAAGGACACGGTGGCCACCTTTATACAGCTCTTTTAGCTGGCGGAGTGCGTATTGTCTGACGTGAACCATTTCATGGATTAGCGTCCGGATAAAAATTCGCTGCGTCAATCCTTTTCGTACTTCGATTGCAAATTCACGAGGACGAAGATTGTCGTCCTCCCACGTACAATTGCCATACTCTTTGAGATCCTTGATTACAACAAGAACCTCAATATTACTACTCATTTTCTTAGTAAAAAGGCGGGCGGCACACCATGTAAGTGTTAATCGTATTGCGTGCCGATGATCCTTCGAACCACCAATGACCTTGATATGCATACGATTGGCCTCCGTCAATGTACAATCGTATTTATCAAAGCCGCTGAAAAACAATTGGTCATTGTTTTTTCACAAAACAATCATTTGCCGTGTCGCTTCGTCAAGACCGTGCATAACAACGTCGCTTAGCTGTTGACAAAAGAATTCGTGCCCTATACGGTCGTGGTATTCCAACCACAACACAGTAAAGAAACATGACCAATATTCGGTCGAGTACCCATCATTTCTTGGGTTATTCAACTCATATACTGCTTCAGTGAACAAACTACGCAGCTCACTGTCGGTCATTTGTGCAGTCTCAATTGCTTCTCGGGCTTGTGTGAAATTCATTCTATGCCGCCAAACTAAAAATCCGCGTTGGAATCGTAATGACTTTTTTCTCAGTCTCACGGACTTCGGCCGCAAGACGTTCTTGTCGGACAGGTTCCTGTAGCTCAAGCAATCTATCGAGTAGATCGGGTACTGTATCCTTAGGAACTAGGATACCACTTTTCGTTGTTTTTGACAACGTTGAAATAGACATTGAGGGAATGTTCGGCCGAATTTCCTGATATTCTGGGACCATTGACACTGGTTGAAAATCATGTGGGTCAAACCGTTGACCGTTTACATGAATATCACGACCCATCATCACCTTGCAGCGAAGTTGTGTGCCACCAAGAACTGAATATGTGTTCTTGTGTTATCAGGCATTTGTTCATCCTTCATTAAAAAGACTTGTTAAATTGCGTGCGCGCTTCGTCTTACTACGCGAGACTGTTTCGTCGCTGATCCGTGAACCTACTGACGTCCTATCCATCACAGGTCCAGTATCGACCAGCCCTTCCTGGGCCTTTTGTTCAGCATCGTATAATCGCATGCGGCTTCGATCAACGCCGACAACAAAACGTTTGTTCATTCGTTCGTCGCGATAGCGATTTTTTAACTGTTTGAAAAGCAGCTGACATAATGTGTCGAGTTCTTCGTTTGTAATGACGACCATCATGAAATCAGCTGTCGCTGGCAGACCAAAGCTTTCAGATGTGTTTGTTAGATCCGGGTCGCTGTCGGCAAACCCTTCACGATTCAGCTGTGTTGCACTGAAGATTGGGACGTTGCGTTCAACAGCTAGACCACGAATTTCTTCGGCAATCGATTTGACATATATGTACGAAGATGCATTCGCGTTTGCACGAAGTCGTGACGATACGCATATGTTGAGATAGTCGATGTAAATAACGTCTGGTTTGAACCCCTTTTTGAGATTGAGTTCATTCAACAGATGGCGAAAATGACCAACGCCAACTGTTGCCGTTGGATATTCTTTGATGATCAGTTTGCCAAGCGTCTTCTGCTTCAGCGCTGTTATTTTGCTCGCATAAATTTGTGGCGGTGCGTTTGCCAACTGATCGAGTGGTATGTTGAGTAGATTTGCGTCGATGCGTTCAGCAATTCGTTCCTCGGCCATTTCCATTGTGATGTATAACACGTTTTTGCCGAGCATCAAATTCGCTGCGGCAAAATGACACATTACCATCGTTTTACCAACACCGGTGCCACCCATGATTATGTTCAATGTTTTACGAGGAACACCACCGTTGGTGATTGTATTCAACAGCTCAATGTCAAACGGCAGACGATCTTCTGTCTTGTGGTAATACTTATATCGACCTTCTGCATCATCGAAGAAGTCGTGGCCGATATGGTTGTCAAATGATACAGCCAAAGCATCAGATAAAATAGATGGAATTGCTCCCTTGTCATTGGTGCGATCTTTACCATCGATAATCGCAATCGAATCCATAATTGCGTTGTATACCGCACGATCTTGACAGAATTGTTCTGTCTGGTCGATCAGCCACTGGATATCCTTCTTTTCGTCTTTGATATTTGTCAAGAGCTCGGCCGAAGTTTCGTAAACCTCTTCTGGTAATTTCGTGTCCTTCGACAACTCAACGAGAGCTGTCTCGGCAGTTGGCACACCATTGTACTTTGTGATGTATTGCTCGATCACAGAGAACACAGTACGTTCCGCAGACGCAGAAAAATACTCTGCCTTCAAGAAAGGCAGGACACGTCGCATGTATTCTTCGTTGTGGAGTAGGTTGCTGATGATGATTGGTTCAATTCTCATTTTTTTCCGTTTCGACAATACTATGTGTCAGGATAATATCGACTGCGATATCACCTAACAACGCTGTAAAATCAGCCTTATCATCCTCAGAAAGCCTGTTGACGTCAACATCTTCAGGGACGGAATCAATCTCATACGTCATTTTTAGAACTGGGTTGCCGTCATCCATTTTAAAACTGACAGTTGTGTAGTGGTACTCAAGACCAACCCACTTCTCATCGAGCAAACGGATCCGCGCGAATGGTTCATCAACATGCGCGCCGGCAAGAATTACATACTTGTGTCGTACGCTCATTCTTCTGATTCCTTTTCCTCGTCCTCTTCATCTGTGTTTGAAGGTGGCGAATCAATAAAACTTCCGTATGTGAAATCTTGCTGTGCGGCCTTTTCCAATTGGTCGAGGATTTCTTTTGTGAAATAATTCTCGGGCTTTTTTTGGATGTGCGATTCAAAAACTTCAGTGCCGTCTGGCAGCTGAACCTTCTTCATTGTTTTTTTGAACACGCCATGTTTGATAGCGAGATCGACAAGACCGTAGTATCGGTCAAGACCACCAGAATACGTCAACAAGACTTTGAATTCTGTGTTTTCACGTGATAGACGTGATTTGACAACACGGATTTTGATCACGTTGCCGATTACTTCTTTTGTCGTTTTGTCGCGTTCCTTTGACTTCGACAAGAACACGATCTGGTCGGCAGCAAATTTAAGCCCACCACCACCACTCATATCTTTTGTTGGTACGTACGAACCGATCACTTCATATGTGTGGTTTGTTACGATGATCGGCACTTCCAACTTTGCTGCCTTGAGGCGGATCGTACGAAATGCACTTCGAATTTGCTGGGAACGTGTCATGTCGCGCGTGTCACTACCAGCCGTTGAATCATCCATTTCTTTCGTTGTTGACAATTGACCTAACGAGTCCAGAACAAACAACATCTTCGGACGTTGTGATTCTGGTGTTGTCTCATATGCAGCCAAAATCTGCAGGGCACGATGCTTGAACTGCTGGACAGTTTCAGGCTCAGAAATGATGATACGTTCCGGATCGCATCCGCGGTCGAGGAACATTTCTTTCGTTACTGCTGTCTCAGTGTCAAAATAAATGCAAGCACTATCGGGATTATCGTCAAGGAACCGCTTAACAAGACCCAAAGCGAAAAACGTTTTACCAGTTGTCGTTTCACCTGCAAGAGCAAGAACTTTATTGTTTGGCATACCACCAAACAAGCTCCCAGATAGACCGGCGTTAAAAATATGAGCACCGGTATCAATAGTACCGCTGTACTCACTTGAATTAAGTCCATCAGCTGCGATATTGGTATGTTCATCGCCGATTTGTTTCACCAGTTGTCGGTGGAAAGACAGGTTTTTAGCCATGAAGCCTCCTTTTCATTTGACGTTATTGTACCATAGTCAAGAAAAGAAGTAAACTAGGCTTTCCTCTTTTTCGTGACTACTACATCTGTACTTGCAAGATTTTGACCATCAAAAAGTACTGCGTTTGATTCTTCACTGACGGTTTGCTGTTTCTTCTGATTGTACTTTTTTGTCCGTGTCATACGTACCTTTGCTTTCTGGTGCTCGATATTTGCAGCGATCAGCAGCAGAATGGCAAGTGGATCAAAAATGAAAATGATCGCAATAATCAGCACTCTTACTGCACGTTCAAGCTGTTCGTCTGTGGCAGAATCAAAAATCAATTCAGCAACATATCGGATCGGGCCGACTTCTGCTTTGAGCTGTAATTGTTGCTTCTCGATAACTTGTTGTTCTTTGCGAATGTCTATCTGCTTTTTGCGCGCGGCATCAATTTGGTCAGTTAATTTTGTTCGTTCGATTGTTTGCTGTTCGCGAACAGCAATTGCGCCGTCTGCTCCTCGAATTCTTTGTGCTGTGATCAAAGTCTCGACACTTGAATCAAGTTGTTTAAGCACACGCACATTGTTGTCGATAATCGATTGCTGGTAATCGTATTGTTGTTCAAAAAGGGCAACGTCAATTTTCCCACTGTTCGCTTGCAATGTTTGTTCGATATGTGCCTTTGACAAAAATCCATAAATGCCAATCGATGTTATGATCATCAGACCGGCGACAGCGGCGCACAGCGATCGACGGAGGAAATTCGGCATTGTATTCCAGTTACGGTATAGCCATGAAACTGCAACAACCTTTCCGATTTCCAGCGCGCCACCCATCAACATAACTGGCAATTGTGCAGCAGCAAACACTGCCATGAGACCAGCTATACTATACCACGCTGCAACTGCTGATAGCGTCAACCCACTGATCAATACAATGAAAAACATGATCATGTGTCAAACTTTCTCGGTGTACCGTCGGGGGTGACGTGAAATGCGTAGAACTTGACGTTGCTGTACTTTTTCCGCAACGACAAAAACGACGTCAAATTTGCTTTTGAGTCGTCGTAGAACCGCACTGTGCGGTACCGTCCCGTCGACAAGTATTTATGGAAAATGAATCGCTTGTTTTTTGCTGCAGAACCGAGACCTAAATCTTCCCCATGTTCAACTGCTATGTTGTCTGTTGGTATCCCAAGCGCTCGAAATGTGTCGAAGAATAGATCTCTGTCGTCGAAACTTCCACGTGCCGTGACAAAAATGACACGGGAATTAGACGTCGCTGCATGTTTGAGGATCGCCCGTAACTTGTTGAGCATTTTTGCTATTGGTGTCGACGTCCGTCGGAAAATTTCAGCAGATTTGAATTGGTGGAAATCGAATGTTTCGCCTGGCTTAAGTTTATATTTGTTATACTCAACGTTTGTCAACTGTTTGATTTCTTTGCCATGCTTAACAACACCTATTTTTGCATGAGTGCGAAAAAGTGTCTCGTCGATGTCAAAAACAAACAAACTTTGCTGTTCGTGCTGCTCGTTAAAACGTTGGAATTTTACCGGTAAAACCATTGCGCTTTAGCTCCTCGAGTACAACTTGTGGAGCATCCCTGTTACCTTCGAGCTCTTTGAAGGACTGATAGTGGAGCAGTCTTTTTATGTCTGCATCAATCTTTCGAGCTTGCTGTTCCGTTTGACTGCGACCAACTTGCACGTAATTCTTCACTCTATTTATGAAAAAGTTATGGTTGTCAAATGTTTGCCATACTTCGTGGACAAGGTCTTCAAACGCACCGTTGAGATAGTTTGTTTTGGCGTAAATCAAACTGAGCAAAATAGGACTATCTGTAACAACCCATTCGACCTGGTTCCGTAAGCGAAAAAGACGATTGTGTTGTTTCGCGAAAACGTAAAGCTGATCTTCTAGTGTGTTCCATCGTTTGTCCCACGTCAGATCCTTTGCATATTCAGTGACTAATTCAACGCTGAACCCTTCCAATTTAAGGAGATTGAAAATACCGGCGGCAGTCGTACTCTTACCAGCGCCGGGCCCAGCGAAAAGATTAATCACGTGCATATTCGGATCCCCGTGTTAACGCCAACAGCTCGTTGATTGTTTTTTGAACCTGTGGGCCACGGTTTGGCCAGTGAATATATGGCTTGTCCTCTGTTTTCTTCAGATTGACCAACAAAGGCATAATCAGTTTTTCTACCTGACCTATTCTCCAATTTGCCTCTTCGATATCACTGACTGCTACAGTGTGCTTATTTTGTACTTGTTGCATCAGTGAATCGAGATCAGCTGCAGCTCGGTCGGCCTTTTCGATGATCGTATCCAAACGCTGAACGATCTTTTCAACATCATCCTCGCCGATTGACGGAGGAGCTGATTCTTGTGATGTTGGCGGTGCGTCAACAGCACTGAACCCGAAATCCGCGGCCATGTATTCAACTGGTATTTTCGCTGCGCTCATAAGAAATCCTCTAGTGTATTTTTCTGCTGCTTTGGTTCTGGTTTGTATTTATCACGTAACTGTGAACAGATATG